TCTGATCCTGTTGTGATACTTTGATTAGTCCCTGAGTCTCCAGCAACTGTAAAGGTTGTAGCTACCCCGGCAGCTGCGTCATCAACATACTTTTTGGTCGCTGCGTGCATATCTGAGGATGGTGCTGCAACGGTGACTGTTCCAGAAAATGTTTTATTTCCAGTAATAGTTTGAGTTCCAGCTAGTCCGACATACGCACCCTTACCACCAATTGCCTCAATAGTAGTAGCAGATCCTCCGACACCACCAGTGCCTTTGCCATAATAAAGGGTATCGTCTACCTCATTATATGCTAGTTCTGCGTTTTCCAGGCTGCTGGGTGCGCCAGATGCGCCAGATGCTCTTCTTCTAATTCTGATTGTATTAGCCATTGTTAAAAGTTTCCTCCATCAACAAGATTTTCTTCGTTATAATTTACCCAAGCTGTGCCGTTATAACGCAAAACATCACCCGGATTTGCTGAATTTATAGTAACGTCGGTAAGACCATTTAAAGTAGATTGATTTGCTATTGCGCTTTCCGCAGCGATTATTCTATCCTTAACGGTTAAATGAGTCCCTGCCGGATTAAGACCTATTACAGTTTCGATTGCTTCTACGGCATCGTTTAAATCTGTGTGCTGCTTATGGTGTGGAACAACAACTGAATTAAGCATGTCCGTTGCTGAAGGATTCGTAAAATTATCAAGACTAGCGGGATAGGCGGTGCTCATATTTTTTTTCCTTATAAACTAAATATTTTATATTGATCATTACTCCAATTAATGGTAATGGAGATTGGATCTGCCGTGGAAGATACCGGCAAACCTGTAGCAGTATCTATATAAGCTAAAAGTCTAGATGTAGATCTAGTTCCTGTATCTCTATATAAAACTAAGTAAGAAAATCCACTTGTTCCATAATTTTCTATTGTTATATTATCTGCGTCAAAGATTCCAGATGCTGTTGTTTTGCCGGATAATAGAGCTGTAGTTGCTGCTATTGCTGATTCAGCTATATCAGAAAGAAATTCATGTGTTGCAATATTAACTGAATATGTGTTTTTAACTAGGGCAACTTTGATATTGTTATCGGTCAAATCAAATAGACCTTCTAATAAGGCCTCTTTAGCTTTAGCGTAAAGCGCGTTAGCCATCACGGACCAACTTCTGAAGAAACAATTACCCTATACTTATATCCAGACTCGAAATATGTTTTACCATCTGTAGAGTAAACTGGCGTTGCGTCGTCAGATGGAAAATCGACATAGACATCTGCTCTCCATGAGTGCATTGATATTTGCGCATCAACGGATTCCCATCTAGAAGGTGTTTTTTGTATCTTCTTTCTTTGAGCCTTAAAATACTTTGAAGTCAAAAAGTTTGATGCCGGGCGGGAGCTAAAGTTTATGGTAACTCTTCCATTATTTTCGTCATTATTTAAATAGAAACTGCCAGTTGAAGGATCTGTTGAAATAATATAAAAGTCTGGATTTTTTGCTAATATTTGATAACCAGTTTCTATATCAACTCGAACTGACTTGTCTTCAATCAGAACTTCATTAAGAACAGTTCCCTGAGTTTCCTGTAGAACTGATGGAGTAGCTGAATTTGTTTGGCTAGTAAAACTGATTTGCTCTTGCGGCACAGTGAGACCGGAGGAGTCAACTAAATTAGAAACTTTTACAATATAATCTGAATTAGAAGAAAGTACAACATTCCAATAAAGAGTTAAAGTTCTGCTGATTTGATTATAATCTGTTATTGTATTTATTGTTCTAAAAGGAGAACTAATTTGAACTGGCGTTGCAGTGTCTGTAAAAAGGGTAAAATTTGCATTAACTAATGATGCTATTTTTATTGTTCTACCAAATTTAATATTAACTGTATTAACAGTTACGGTAGCGTTGTCTATTAGATACAAGCTCACTCAACACACTCCATCAATAAAATCTATTTTAATAGTAATAAACAAAACAGAATAAAAGCAGAGGGGGTGGCGGATTTCTCCACCACCCCCAAGCTTTAGGGTAATTTGTAACTATAACGACCCTAAGGTTTGTTTATCAGGTTGCCTCGTTAGTAACCATGATTTCATAGTTACGGCTGAGTCTGACGTTCTTGGCTACGGTAATACCCTCGCCATCGCCAAGCATTACGATGTCGTAACGCTCCTTCATCTTAAGTGAACGAAGATCACGGCTAGGATCGTCAAACTGATCGGTGCTCATGTCATCCTTGACCAAAAGTGTTCCCACTTCGTTACGGTCAATGAGGAATAGGTCTGACTTAGCTGCTGTTGCGCCACTCTTAGCGGTGAAGCTTACGAATGGTGAAACAAGAACGTTTAGACCCATTGGGGCTGTTGCGTTAAGAGCGCCTTCAGCTGACTGAGGACGATATCCCCAGCTTGTGCCAACTCCTGAAGCTGCACCACCGGCGTGGAAGATGGAATCCTTAAGGAATACCGACCACATGAGGGGGTGGAGAATAAAGTCTGTTGGTACATGATTTTCAGCCATAAGTACAGCAGCCATGTCTACGATGTCATCCCAGGTGATTGTCTTATTGGCAGCGCCATTAATGTCAAGACCTGTTGTGTCATCATATGAACCGCTATCGTTATCGAAAACGATAGTAGCTGCATCCTTGAAGCGACTAAGAGCGATTTGCTCTTTTAGGCGAGCCATAGCGCGACCGGCTGCGCGAACATGTAGACCGACAATGTCCCAAAGTGAGTCAGCGATGACTTCCTCGGTGAAAGCTAGCTTTACACCTTTCTTTGAAACTTTGCCCTCTACCTGCTTTGCGAAGGCGAGTGCTTGCTCTGGATATTCTTGGCCTTCTGGAATCTCAGCCGCTTGGATAGCATTGACTGCTGGGAACTCCAAAGAACGCCCCTTGCCGAGACGAACTGTGGAAAGCAGGGGGGTCACAAGAAGCTGTGGCTCAGCTGCTTCTCTTAGCGTACGAGAGAGAACCTTGGGGAAAAGGGCTGCTGCATCTGGTGAAGCAAAAGCCTCCTTAATGGTTACTCTGTTGTCTGCATCGATATACCCGTCCTCAGTCAGTGCAGTCTCCCAAGCTGGGAGACCAGAGAGGAGCTCTTGGATTGTCTTACTCATCTTAGGAATATTCCTCCTGTGTTGTTGTTTTTATTAGAGTGTCAAATTGACGCGGAATGCACCAATGACATTGTATACGTCCAAGTTAGCACGAATACCGAGCTTGCCACTGAAGCTTCCGCTACGGGTAAGTTCGTATACTGTCTTTAGTGCACCTGGATCTGATGGAAGCTGCATGTAGCTCAGGAGGCCATCGTCAAAGTTTGTAGCAAACTTTTCGACTTCGACAACCTTACCTACCTGCAAGTAGCTGTAAACAGCGCTGCTATTGAAGAAATCGCCAGCTGCTGCGGCTACTGGGCGTCCCATGAAGTCGGAACGGATTAGTGAACCGACTGTTACGTCGTCATTAATGCCAGCAACCATTGGATACTCTACATAGCCGTGAGTGATAAAGCCAGCACCTTGCGATGTGCCCTTGTCAAATGGTCTGTAGAGATCATATTGTGCGCAACCAATCGGAATTGACCGAGCTGCTACAGTAACTGTGTCAGCTGATCCACTCGTTGATGTTGGCGTAGCGCCATCTAGTGGGTCCCAAGAAGGCATTACGTCGCCCCAGCTCTTGCTTGAAGATGTTCCGTTAGCTGGAACAATACGAGCATCACCATTGGCGTCGGCAACCACTGAAAGAATAGTACCCTTTGGAATGACGATCTCAAAGCGATCATCTTCACTGTCCAAATACCATGTTGGCAAGCCGGGGTGGGGCAGTAAGTACGCACTGGGGGCTACGCCCTCAGAAACAACGAAGCGACCAGCACCTGTCTTGCTATGAACCTTGCGGAACTTTGCTAAACTCATTTTTTATCTCCTTAATTATTAAAGTTTACGTCTACCCATAAGGGCATCTACTAGAACTTGCTCAAAAGAATCTACAGGAGAACCAGGCTTGCTGATTTCCTCTTCTTTGTCAAGAGTCAATACATTATCTTCGGATTCAGTTACCTCTGCTTCAGAAGTAACCTCAGGCATACCAGCAAAATTAGAAAGTCTCTTATTTACTTTTACTGGAGTCTTAGCTAAATCTCTGAGAGTATCAGCCAATGAAGAAGCTGTGCGAGTAGCATGCTCTTCAATAAGCTTTTCGCGATCATCAACAGACTCCAAGCCCAAACCGACCTTAGTATCAACAACTCTTTCAACTAGAGTTCTATGCAGAGCGCTTTTGAGCTTTGCATTTTCTTCTTCAAGAAGCTTAATTCTTGCCTTAAGTGTGTCAGCATCTTGCTCAACGCCCTCTTTGTTATCGCTGAGCTCACTGGCCTCTTCGGCATCTTCTTGACTCTCATCAGTCTTTTCGACTGATGACTCTTCTGGCTTTTCAGCATTTTCGGAATCTACAGTTTGTACATCCGCCTCTTCTGAATCGTCAGCTGAGTTCTCTTCTTCCGAGCCTGTTTCTGCAGACTCTTCTGAAACCTCTTCAGTCTTTTCTTCTGAAGCCTCTTGGACAACCTTTTCGTCAGTTGTAGCTGAAGGCTCTTCGGAAGAAGAAGCTGCTATATTAGAGAGATCCTCGCTTAGCCCTTCGGCTACAGCTAGAATATCTTCTTCTTTATTAACATCTTTCATGCTATGAGTCTCCTCAGAATTATTTTTTTCAGAATCTTCATTGGATAGTAATGAATTAGCATTACTTATATAACTTTCACTTTCCTGAAGGGCCAAGGCAGTTAAAAATGCGCCCTTTAAATGTAAGTAAATGGGTTTCGATTCCTTCTTCTTCATATCGGAAAGAATTGATCTAT